TTTGCAAAATGTGCCATAAATTTATCCTGTGTAACTTCCACTTCCTGTAAATGTTAAAATTGTATCTGTACCATCTGTTGTAACAGTTGGAGAACCTGTTGTTGTTCCTGAATAACTTTCGGTTGGCATACGAAGTATAACCACTCCTGAACCACCAGCACCTGACACACCACCAACTGCACCACCACCACCACTACCTGTATTTGCATTTCCAGCACCTCCAGGATTTCCACCACTTCCTGCACCACCTGTTCCTCCAGAGCTAGGAGATGTAGCTGCTGCACCAGCTCCTCCACCACCAGCTCTAGTTACAGATGAACCAGTTATTGTACTTGCTACTCCATTTCCACCAGTTCCAGGTGCACCACCCCCACCTGGAGTTGAATTACTACCTACAGCACCAGCACCGCCACCACCAGCTCCACTATATCCTTCATTTGGTGCTGGAGAATTACCACCAGCATATCCTTGATTTGCTGTACCTGATGCACCAGTATTACAAGGACTAGGACCATCTGAAGCTCCACCTCCTGAACCTCCAGACGTAGGAGGAGTGGCTACATTACTTGCTCCACCTCCTCCACCACGTTCTGAAGTTATTGTTGTAATATCTGCACCTGAAATTGAAGAATTTTGACCTCTAGTACCTTCACTTGTACTTGGACCTACACTAGAACCTCCAGCACCAACTGTAATTGTATAAACTGTTTCTGGAACAAATGTTAATGAGCTTTCAGCAGAACCTCCTCCGCCTGAACTTTCAGAATTATATGAATTTCTATATCCACCAGCACCACCGCCACCTCCTATAAAAGAACCACCTGAACCACCACCAGCAATAACTAAAAAATCTGCTGAATAAGGTTGTCTAGGAGATTCTCCTCTACCAAAACCTCTTCCCGAAGCTGCTCCGAACGAACCTATAATTGGCATAAAAATTTAACTCCTTTTTTACGCAAATTGAGTTTGTGCTCCTAAAACAGTGTAAGTATTAGCAGCAGTTTTAATTGTAGTAAAAGTATAAACATCAGAACTGTCTGTATTACCACCTGTTGGTGCTGAACCACCTTGCCATATTGGCGTTACTGTACTACCATCAATTTGAACAACGTTTGCATAATAAGCTGTTGCACCTTGAGGAACAATATGAGCTATCGTCATACTTTCTCCTGTATCCATTAAAGTATCTAAAGTTACAGAAGAATTACCTCGAATGTTTAAAGTCCAATTAGCAGAAGCATTAGAAGTAAAATTTTGAACAGCTCCATCGATAACATCAAAATTTATAGTACCAGTTGCCGCTGTTGCTGATGTATTTACTTTTTCAGCTAATTGTTGAATTTTACCACCACCTGCAAAAGTTACTAAACCATAACCATTAGGTGTTAATGTTAAATCTGTATTAGTTCCATTAGTTGCAGTTATATTTGGTGCAGAACCTTGAATATCTATTGTATTAGATGATGCAACTAAATTAGTTCCAGATACATTTCCAGAAGAAGTTACAGATGTCATAGCTATATCACCAAGATCAGCCATGATGTCAATCATAGTAGTACCGTCTGTATATACTAAAGTTTTAGCACCTTGTTTTAATACTACACCACTTCCTCCTGTAGGAGCAAATGTTAAAGTATAAGCACCTGAAGTATTATTAAATACAGTATATTTAGTTTCTACTGCATCAGTAAATACATGAATATCTCCAGTTAAAGTACCTGTGAATTCTAATATCGCATTATGTACTTGATCGTCTGTTGACGAATCATCAGTATTACTTGTTGAATTGTTTGAAGTTAATGTTACATTTGAAGAACCTGCAACACTTACGGATTGATAACCTTTAATTGATGAATCTAATCTATTAAAAACATAATTAACTAGATTACCCCAATTACCTGAATTCTCTCCAGAGGCTTGTTTTTCTAATTTTAATCTCGATGTAAAACTTGATGGCATAAGTTTATATACTCCTAAATTTTAACTTTGTAAATAATATATATTTGTACTCATTTGTCTACTAAATAATATCTGTCCAATTTTCTGTACTACCGTCAGCAATAGGGTCCCAAAATCTTAAAGTATTTACTGTAACATTAGCTCTATTTCCACTAATTGGTATAAAGTTTTGAGAAGTAGTTGTAACTGTTCCTATATTAGTATTTATTTGTCTTCCAGTAATATTAAAGAAACCTGAAGCACTTATACTAATTAAATTAGCAGTAACATTAGCTTGACTTCCAGTTATTGGAATTAAATTTTCAGATTGAGTTGTAACACTACCTAAATTAGATATTAATTCTCGACCTGTAATATCTATAATATTAGCTGTACCTGTAGTTATATTTCCTACTTCTACATTAGCTTCAAAAGTAGGAGTATTAATAGTAATAGCTCCACCAGCAGTTACTGCAAAAGTATTAACAGTAGCCACAACTTGACTTCCTGTAATAGCAAATGGAGCAGAAGCTGTTACTGTAGCATTATTTAATAATGCATTTAATTCTTCACCAGATATTACAATTGGAGAACTTGCTGTAACAATTACATTATTTAATAAAGAAGATAATTCTTGACCATCTTCTATAAAAATATTTCCATCACCTGTGACAAGACCACCTAAGCCTTCATTCCAAGGTCCTACGTTCCATTCTTCACGTGACCAACCTAATCCCCAATTAATATTGGCGTTAAGTTGCTGACCTGAAATTACAGCTAGTGCATCTGGTGATATATTCCAAGCACCAGAATTCCATGTTGATCTACTCCATCCTACAGATGCTGCCATAAGGATTTATCTCCCTATGCAATTCTGATTAGACCATTCGTAGCATCAGCATTAGGAAATTGCAATTCAAATGTACCGTTAGTAGAAGTTTTAACTCCTCCAAAATCTAATACACAAATAGATGAATTACTGTTATTAGCATTATAAATTAATGCCGCTTGAGCAGATATTGTTGCATTTGCGAATGTAACATTATCAGCATCAAAAATAGCAGTAGTACCATCTGTAGAGATAGTAACACCAGTTAGTGTTGCACCGCCAATTGTATAATTAGTACCGCTATCTGAAATTTCATTAGCAGTAATATATGCAGCTGTGTTTTGATCTAAAGTTGCTGTACTATCGTACAAAGCACACTTTAATGTTACTGATTCTAAATTAGCACCAGGATTCATTAAGTCTTGCTTAAATGCGACTGTTATTGCTTGCGATATTGCCATGTTTATTGTCCTCCAGTTATTGTATTTTCGCCTAGCGGACTACCTGGAAACTTGTAATCAGTTCTTCGTCTTCTACGAGCTTCATTGTTTATAGCAGTCACACTTTCGGCATATCTTTGTCTGTAGATATTATAGTCTTCCATGTTTTTTGTAAAGAGATTTGCTTCAGCTAGACAACCATATAATAATGCATCTTGAGCATTCTCTGTATACCAATTAGTCGTATTAGTATTAGATAAAGGATTGATTCTACCTTGATAACCTAGTTCCATAACATATGCAGCATCTGGAGTTGGAGCTACATATATTGTATTATCATTAAAATTAGCAAAATATCTAGGTTCTGATGTTATAGAAGCATTAGGCCAATATTCTTGTAAATACTCTATTGGTTTAATTTCTAAAAATACTCTATTTCCATCACTATCTATAATATTTAAATAATTTAATAACATTGGTTCAATAGACGATGGTAAAGTAACAAATCTATCGCCTATTTGCATAGATGAAGTTACGTTTTGATTAAATCCAACAGGGTCTATGTCTCTAGAAAGTTTGTTTTGAGTATTTTGAATAAATGTATCAAGTTGATTAGTAAAGTCAGTTCCTGTATTTTCAGCCCAAGTCTGTATGTCCGTCTTTAGACTTGTGTACGTCATTGTCGCCATCTTTTTCTACTCCTTCAACTTTAAATTTAGTAAATACATTACCTACAAACGAATATGTTCCATGATGGTTTAATCCACTTGTAACATCAGCATATATTTTACCACCTATTTTTTGCCATAATCTGCAAAAAGCATAATCTTCTGATAAGTATCTATT